GAAACTGGGCAAGGGCGTGAAGCGCGAGACGCTCGGCAAGCACTTCCGCATCTGCCTCAAGGGCGCGACCCCCGAGGTCCTCGCCCAGCAGATCGCCGACCACAGCGCCGAGGCCAAGACGACCGCCGAGATGGACTTCGCGACCCTCGTCCAGAAGCGGGCCGTCGAACTCCTCCAAACGGGCGACCTGCGGATCACCGCCCAGCACGGCCTTCAGGCGCAAGCCCTCCTCGACCACCGGGCCGAGAAGGCGGCCGATCGTGACCTGATGGTCAACATGGCCCGGCTGCTGAGTGGCGCGATCGTCATGACGCCACTGACGGTGATCGAGTCACGTGCCGTTGACGTGACTCCCCAACTTTCTGACGGGCTCGCGCCGGACGACATCATCGATCCGGTTCGTGCCTGACCTTTCGACCGTCCGCGGTCGGACCGAGTCACGCGGGCCGAGGGATCGGGGATCGACCCGGACGCGCCGGGCGAAGCGGGTGCTGGCCGACTCCCAAGTCGCTGCCGGTCCCGGCTCGTTCGGTGCCTTCGCCGACACTCAGTTCGCGGCCGACATGCTGCGCGCCCGCTGGGACCCCGACTTCTATTGCGAGCGGTTCCTCGGCTTCAAGCCGCACCCCGGCCAGTCGCGCATGTTCCGGGCCTACATCCTGCGCGACGAGTCGCGCTGGATGGCGCGCTACCTGACCCTCGCCGTCGCCGCTGGCAACCGCGCTGGCAAGACCCTCGCGCTGGCGGTCGTGATCCTCCACTCGTGCATGTTCAAGATGGGCAAGGAGCCGCCCAACCCGCTCGACATCCGGTCGGTCGAGCGGTGGCTGTCGATCCACTACGAGGCGTACCACTTCGGGGTCCACTCCGAGGTCGCCGAGTTGGTGTTCTACGAGATCACGAAGTTGCTGGCTGGCACCCACGAGGCTCAGAAGGCGGGCTGCCCGCTGGTCGACGCCCTCGGCGACAGCGTGGCCGACTGGTCGAAGAAGTACCGCGGCGAGTACCTGATGATCCGCCTTCACCCGATGCTGGGCGGGGCGACGATCCACTTTCGGACCACGGGTGAGCGGGCCATCGGATCACTCGGCAAGGACATGGACCTCGTGTCCTTCGACGAGTGCGCGTTCGAACCCAACTTCGACTTCGTGATCGACGAGGTTCTCCACATGCGCCGGTTGAGTACCGGTGGACAACTGATCCTGATCGGCACGATGACCGAGGGCCTGACGGCGTTCGCCGACAAGTGGCAGGAGGGCAACCCGGACGCCCCCGACAAGAAGATCGACTCGATCTCGCTGCGGATCAGCACTCGCGAGAACATCGGCTTCGGGATCGACCGGCGGCTGTTCGACCGGCTCCTCGCGTCGATGCCGCCGTACCTCATCCCCCAGAACATCGACGGCTTCGCGATCGAGTCACGCGAGGCGTTCTTCGGGGCCGAGAGCGTCGATCTGGTCTTCAGCAACGATCTGCCCGAGTCGGCAGCGGCAATGCCGGGACATCGCTACGCACAGGGGGTCGATCCCGCGCTGACGTACGACAGCACATGGAGCATCATCCTCGATGTCACGGCCGGGTCCGAGTGGCGCGGGGCGTGGGTCGATCGACTCACCGGTCGCCAGACCTCGATGGTCGTCGCTGGCCTCGCCCTCCACGCCCACAACGCCTACAGCGACCCGACCAAGCGCATCTCGTGCGTGACCGCGATCGACGCCACCGGCTTCGGCGGCAAGATGTTCCGCGACCTGCTGCCGATCCCGGTGCGGATGGTCGAGTTCGGCGGGACCCGGGCGAAGAAACTCATGCTCCTCAACCAGTTGAAGAAGGCGATCGAGGAAGGTCGCCTGAAACTGCCTCGCCACGGCAAGTGGCTGGGCGTCCGGCGGCAGTTGCTGGGCTACAAGTTGGACGACCGCAAGATCGAGCAGGACGCGGTCATGGCCCTCGCCGTCGTGATCGACGTGGCCCGTCGGAACATGGGTGCCGCATCACCATCGGTCAGGTTCGACTACTTTGACCCTTCACCCGGGGGTGTACTCTCCACCCCGGACCTGCTCGCACGCCTGAAGGCTGCCCAGTCCGGCCGGTAGAGGGGACTCAATGGCGCTCGCTGTCCTCGATCTGAGCAAGGCGATCGAGTTCAGCCAGAGCGACTTCGCTGGCGGCGACTACTCCGAGGGCGAACTCGACCTCCTCCAAGACCTTCAGGCGCGGCGGACCTACCTGTGGCCCGATCAGCAGGCGTTCGTCGCCGCGTGCGACCGCTGGGACTCGCTGTACTACCCGCCTGACGAGGCGGTCCTGCCCGCGAAGGGCGCTTCGCACTGGTGGTACCACTCGTCGGCCAGCCTGCCCGGCAAGGCTCACATCTCGATCAACACACCGCCCCTGTACGTCGACATCCCGGCCGCCCTCCAGTCGGTGTCGCCGATCGAGAACGTCATCCCGCCGATCGACAACGAGCAGTCGCGGGCGCTCGCGAGCATGGGCGAGCGGCTGTATGCCGCGTGGCGCGATGAGATCGGGCTGAACATGCTGGGCCACAAGGCGTGTGTCGTGAAGGGCCTCTACGGCCGGACGGCGGCCAAGGTCTGGTGGGACCCCGACACCGGCTTCCCGAGGGTCGACGTGATCGACCAGCCCCGGAACCTGTGGCTGGGCTGGGGCCAGAGCGACTACCGGACGCTCGACTGGGCGGCCTACTCGTACCTGATGACGCCCGAGGCGATCTTCGCCCAGTACGGGCTCGTGGCGGTCGAGCGCCGCGACGAGGCGGGCACCTCGTACCCGTACCTGATGCCGGTGGCGGCCTTCTCGTCGTGGACGATGGCCCGCCGGGCCATGTGGTCCGGTGGCTCGATCGAGGTCATCGACTACTGGTACCGCCAGCCGAAGTCGACGAAGACCCCGAAGGTCACGAAACTGAAGCCGGTCACCCACGACACGTGGAACGCGATCGTCGTCGGCAACCGGGTCGCCCAGAACCTGAAGTTCACCGAGTACGAGGGCACGATCCCGTACGTCCCGATCTTCAACTCGTTCATCCCGGGCGTGCCCAACGGTCGGCCCGAACTGTTCGACATCGAGCAGTTGATCCGCGAGAAGGACGAGCGCCTGACCTCGGGCAGCCAGTTGATGCACAACATCGTCAACGCCCAATACTGGCAGTTGACCGGTGCCGAGGCACCCGACGCGGTGCCGGTCGGGCTCCGGCCGAAGCCCCAGCAGGTCGTCGCCCCGGGCGCTGGCAACCGGATCGAGAAGATCGAGCCGTGGTTCCCCGAGTTCCAGTTGGAGCAGTTCCTGACCCGGATCGACCGCGAACTGGTCGATGTCAGTGGTCTGAACGACCTCCTCCGCGGGATGGCCCCGGCATCGGTGATGTCATCGTCCAAGGCGATCAACGCACTCGTGGCGAACTACGAGACGCGGATCACGATGAAGCGCGACCTGTACTACGAGTGGCGCAGGAAGGTCTGGTACCTCGCCCGGACGGTCTGGGCCAACAAGGCCGACGAACTGGCCCCCGTTCTCCTCGGTTCGGGGCGGCTCGACATCCTTGCTCCGTCGTTGACGCCTCGCGACGACATGGAGACGGCCCAGATCGCCCGGACGCTGGTCGACGGCAAGTTGTGGTCGGCCATCCGCGGGATGGACCGGACCGGGGTCGACGATCCCGAGGCCGAGCAGGACACGATCCGGCTGGAGCAGACCGACGTGGCCCTCAACCCGGCCGCCGTGCAGGTCATCGCGGCGGTCGCCCAGCAGTTGCAGGCGATGGGCTTCCAGAACGCCCAGCAGGCGACCGAGTCGCTGGCTGGCGGACAGCCGGGCGGGCAGGGTGGTCCGCCGCCCGGATCGCCCGAGGAGCAGCAGGCCCTGATGGAGCAGATGCGTGGTCAGATGGGCGCTCCGCAGGGCCAGCCCGGCTCCGGCGAGCAGCCGGTGCCCGCCAACGAGGCGATGCCCGCCAACGTCGAAGGCGGGGCCCCCGGTGCCGGTCCTGTTCCCGGCCCGGGTGGTCCCGGTCAGGTGATGGCCCAGACCATGGTCAAGGGCGGCGAGGCCACGAACCGGCTCCTCTTCCAGCAGCCGATCAACCAGCCCGGCCAGCCTCCCGCGGGCGGCTGATCCGTGGCGTCAAAGGCACGCTTCGGGCGGCTGCCGCGCCAGTCGCCGAGCCTGACCTCGACCATCGTCGCGCTCGCGCAGGAGTATCAGCGCGTCCGTGAGTCGAACATCGTGGACGCATGGAAGAACGGCGGCGAGTTCGAAGGCAAGCCGGTCCACGACGAAGACATCATGAAGTGGTTCAAGGCCCGCCGCGACGAGATCAGCCCGGGCGACCCGAAGTGGGACTACTACGACAATCAGGTCCGCGAGTACCAGTTCGCCATCGCCAACAGCAAGATGGAACTGGAGTACAAGCGGGGCAAGGCGTCGAACACCGAGATGGCGAACTTCTACCACCTGTGGGCGGGGAAGTTGCCGGTCGACTCGGAGGCGTACCGCGAGCGCGAGAAGTTGGCGGCTGGCTACACCGATCGGGCCAACTCGGGCGCTGCCGGTGGCCGCCGGGCGGCGCAGGACAAGGCGTACGCCAACGCGATCAACGGCGACTACAAGAAGGAGTTCGCCTACGACGCGACCCTGACCTTCTTGGAGAGCGAGGCCGTCAACCGGGGCATCCTCAACGATGGCGAGACGCTCGGCAACATCGATCCGAACACGGCCGACGGGCACGCCATCAACGCACTCTGGGACGAGATTTCGACCTCGCCGAACTACGCCAAGGACCGGGCGTTCTTCACCAAGCAGATCAAGGCCCACGGCGACCCGAACTTCAACGGCGACTTCAGCAAGGCCGCGTTCCAAGGCATGCAGCGGACGAAGAAGGGCGCGACTCAGAACCGGCTCGACACCGCCAAGAAGGCTGGTCGCAAGGGCGACGTGACCGCGTTCGGCAAGGACGTGGACCGGGTCCGCGGGGCAGAAATCCTCGTCGGCGGGTTCGACGCCACGCAGGCGTACGAGGACGCCCACGCGGCGTGGATGGCGACCTTCCACGATGACCCGAACGCGACGACGATCCAGATCGACAACGCCAACAAGAAATACGTCGGCGAACTGACCAAGATCAGGGACACCCTCCGCAGCCACCTGAAGCCGGGCGAGCGCGATCCGCACCTCGGCGCGGTCGAGGACGAACTGAAGACGATGGCGGGCGACGAGCACCCGTACCTCCACTGGGAGGGCATGTTCGGACCACTCGGCAACGAGGGCGGTTCCGGCGCGACCGAGACGGCCCAGAACGTCAAGCGCAACACGGCCGACCTCCAGCGCCTGTCGATGCGCGATCCGCTCACGGGCAAGCCGCTGTTCGTCCAGATGAAGGTCGACAAGGACGGCAACGCCGCGGCGACCACGGTGAAGAACCACAACAACGCGCCGTGGGGCGTTGTGTCGGTCGATGACCTCGATCCCGACACGATCTACCTCGTGCAGGACGATCACGGTGATCCGCGATCGGGTCAGGTCATCACCGCGGTCAAGGCCCAGCCGATCATGGTGGCGTCCGAGGTGACCGACCCGACGACCGGTGCGAAGACCGTCAAGCAGGGCGAGGCACCGGCCGCGTGGAACTACGTCCTGCCCGACGGGACCGAGGGCTACAAGTACGTCGATGCTGGCGGCAACACGATCTTCACGCCCGACAACCCGTTCGGGACCAAGGCCGCCGACGGGACGGTCACCAAGTACCCGCCGGTCTACGGCCCGAAGGGCGGCGAGGTCACGATCCCACCGGGTGCCCCCGAGACGACACGGGCGGTGTTGCCCGAGTATTACAACCCGTCCCAGAACTCGGCGATGACGGCCCGTCTCGGGAAGTCGGGCTACAGCATGTGGCTGATCGCGTCGAACCCGAAGAACAACGCCGCCTACACGATGGACAACCGGGCGATCGTCACCAGCCTCACGCTGGAGTCGGGTGGTGATCCGAAGGTGCTGGCCGTCAAGGTGGCCGACGCCGACGGGCAGCGTGCGATCTACCTCGGTAACAGCAGCGAGGAGAAGAACCGGATCAGGAACAATGTCCTGACCGGTACGCCCAGCCCGGTCCCGCTGGCGTCACTCATGCCCGAGGGAACCAGTGCCGAGGGTGCGCTGGTCAAGACCCTTCAGGGCGGTGGTCGCGACCAGATCGTCGAGGACATCCGCGAAGAGAACCGGTTCGGTGGCGCGAAGCCGCTCTCGACCGCTGGCCGCGGCGATCCCGATCTCGACGGCCGGAAGTTCGGGATGATCACGCCACCGCCCAGTCCGATCAGCCCGGCTGCCGTCGCGCCGACGGCGATCGGCGGGACGTTCGCAGCCGACATCGCCAACCGCCTGACCGGGATCATCGGATCGGTGACCAAGGTCGGTGGTCCGATCGTCGCCGGGCCGCCGACGACGATGGCCCCGGTCGGCGGTGCCCCGAAGGCTCGCGCACAGTACGGCCCGACGACCGCCGCGGCTGCTCTGGCAGCGCCGAAGCCGGTTGCGCCGAAGCCGTCGCCGGTCGCCGCCTCGATGAGCGACATGACCAAGGATGACCTGATCACGCCGACGCAGGCCGCGATCAGCACCTACAGCATGGACGGTCACCGTCAGGTCGCTCGCAACCGGTCCGTGGCCTCCTGATGGTTTCCATGCGCGGGGGTTCGGCACCGCAGGGCGGGACTTCCAGCGACCAGTTCTACACGGCCAGCCAGTCGCACTACTACCCGACCTACCACGCGCCGGTCGAGGGCGGTGCGGGCCAGTCGAAGTACGTTTCGCCAGAGGCCGAGGCGATGGCCCGGCCGTACGCCGATGTCGGCAAGTTCAAGGTCAACATGTTCGACCCCATGCCAGCGGGGGCGAGCGATCTGGTCACGCCCGAGCAGGCGAGCGGGGCTACACCGGCTGTGACGCCCGAGTCACAGGTGCCGTTCCACGGCGTCCCGGTCCTCGGCAACATCACCGACTTCATCGCCCAACTCGGCACCACGCCGTCGTTCCCGGCGATGTACGAGTACCGCCACCTGATGAGCACGCCCGACGCCCAGTTGGACCCGATCGAACGCCAGACGAAGGCGTCCCTCGGCCGGGTGTTTGAGCAGTACCCCGACAGCCCGATGATGCAGGGCAAGCAGATCAGCGAGATGCTCAACGTCCACACCCGGGCGGTGGCTCACGCCGCCGGTTCGTCGGCGATCGTGACCAGTGGCGAAGGTGACCCCGGCAAGGGGCTGGGTATCGGTGAGTTGATCACCGTCGGTGGCGGCGTGGGCAATCGCTTGGTGAAGCGGTTCCTCACGTCGGGCGGGCTTGTCGCGGCGTTGCCCGACGACATCGAGAAGTTCGTTCGGACGATCCCCGTTCTCGGCGGTGTCCTGAGCCTCGGTTCGGGCGACCAGTTGAAGGAACTGACCAAGCCGGGCGTCACCAAGGAGGAACTCGGCCCCGAGCGGTGGGCGATCAAGCAGGAGTACGAGAGCGGCGAGATCAACGAGGAAGAGGCGCGCGACATGATCGTCATGTCGACGCAGTGGATGAGCAACCCGAACCCGGTCAACTTCCCCGACCAACTTATCGGCCCCATCCCGAACCCGCTCGACACTGTCATCAACATGTCCCTCGCCTTCATCGGCGAGGCCGGTTCCGACCCGGCGGTCCTGTCGCCGCTGGCCGCTGGCAGGGTCGCTGGCCTCGGTGCGCGTTCGGTCGGCACGACTCTTCGTTCGGTCATCACCCACGTCGCCGAGCAGGAGATCGAGGCAGATGCACTCTCCCTCGGGCGGACGGTGGCCGAGCACCGCGCCACGGCTTACGGCAGTCAGAAGTTTGAGGAGGCCGCGCTCCGGGTGACGAGGGCGACCGAGGAGCACGCCGCCCAGTCGGTCGCATCACAGGCCATCCTCCGAAACCTGCCGAAGGCGGCGACGATCGCCGCCAAGCAGACCGGCGCTGTCCCGTCCGGTGCCATCAAGAACTTCGACCGGCTGGCGTCCTTGCTGGAGATGGGCGCTGACACGAACCATCCGTGGTCGAGCGCGATCAAGCAGGGCGTCGTCAACGCTGGCATCCACGGCGACATCGCGGTGAAGGTCCCCCAGATCGCGAAGTTGGGTGAGGCCATCAGCCGGATCATCGATCCGCTCACGATGTTCGGCTACTGGCGGACCGGCAAGACCGTGCCGCTCATCGGATCACGGCTGGCGGCCCACGGTTTCCTCGACGGGATCGGCTGGCGCGTGGCCCGCAAGTTGGACTCTCACTACGACGACGCTGGCGTCGATCCCGAACTTCGCCAGAAGGCCCGCGACATCGCCGCTTCCAACCACACGGTGCAG